GCCGACGAAACTGCGAGGCAGCGGCTCGATGCGTTGCTGACTCAGACCTGGCCGAACGCTGTCGGCCGCCGCGTCGGTCTCAGCCGCGCCGCGATCGACGGCAACGCCTGGACCGAGGATGTGTGGGGCTGGGCGAAGAAGCATCCCCGATCGCGGTTGATCATGGTGCGCGGTCGCGGCGAGGACGCGGCGCCGCGCATCGCGCGCGTCAAGAAGGAGCGGCATGCCCGCACCGGCAAGCTGCTGAAGTGGGCCGGGCGCTTCTACAACTTCGGCGCCTCGGTTCTGAAGATGGCGCTTTATCGCGACCTGGCTAAGGACGATCCGCTGACGAAGGGCTTCGTGTCTTTTCCCAAGGGGCTCGACGACGACTACTTCCGGCAGCTCACGGCCGAGTATCGCAAGGCAACGAAGCGCAACGGTTTCGATGTCTGGCGCTGGGAGAAGGATCCCGGCCAGGCCAACGAGGCCCTCGACACCATGAACCAGGCGGAGACGGCCGCGAACAACTTCGGCATTCGCGGCATGCCCGATGCGATCTGGCTCAAGCTCGAGCAGGAACTGGAGACGCCGCTGCAGCCGGCGCAGGGCGATATCGAGGATCTGCTCGGTGCCGTGCCGCGGCCGATCACGCCGGCGCCGGCGTCAGCCGTGCAAGCAGCAGCACCAGCGCGGGCATCGGCGGCGACGCCACGCCGCGGCCGCCGCGTTTTGTCCGGCGGAATCTCCTAGAGGATCCATGGCAGGCATCACACTCGCCCAGGCGCAGGCGCAGCTGACGCTCTGGCTCAACGCTTCGACGGCTGTTGCCGCGAGCCAGAGCTATGAGATCGATAGCGGCAACGGCAGCCGCAAGCTGACGCGCGCCGATGCCGCAGAGATCCGGCAGCAAGTCATTTTTTGGGAAGGCAAGGTCAAAGCCTTGACGCCATCCAACGCGGGCGGCCGGCGCCGGACCCGCTACGTGGTGCCCTGATGAGCCGCATCGAATATCGGCAGACGATCGTCGATCGCATCGTCTCGGCGATCTCGCCGCAGGCGGGGCTTGCTCGCATGCATGCGCGTGCTCGCCTGGACTCCGCTTTCGGCTACGAAGGCGGCGGCCGCTGGCGTCGGTCGCTGAAGAATTTCAGGCCGGGGCAGGGAAGTGCCGACGCCGATACGCTGCGCGATCTCCCGACCCTGCGCGGTCGGTCGCGTGACCTGGCGCGTAACGCGCCGATTGCTCTCGGCGCGATCTCAACCACGACGACCGGCGTTGTTGGCGAGGGCCTAAAGCTGCAGGCCTCGATCGATACCAAGGTGCTCGGCATCACGCCGGAGCAGGCTGATGAGTATGAGCGCGAGCAGGAGCGCGAGTGGGGTGTGTTCTGCGCTACCGCGGACTTCAGCCGCGTGCAGTGCTTCGACGAGCTGCAGCAGCTCGGGATGCGATCGATGCTCGAATCGGGCGACGTGTTTGCTATCAGGCGTTTTCGCCTGGATGCCGGCGATGTGTATGGCACCAAGATCCAGCTGATCGAAGCGGATCGCGTCTCGAATCCGAACAATGCGATGGACACCGACAAGATTGCCGGCGGCGTCGAAGCCGACGACGGCGTGCCGGTCGCCTATCACGTCTCCGATCGTCACCCTGGCAGCTTTCGGTACAGCGCCATGAAATGGGAGCGCGTGCCGGCACGAACCGAGACCGGCCTGCAAACCGTGCTTCATGTCTTCGAGCGGACGCGGCCAGAACTGACACGCGGTGTGCCGTTCCTGGCCCCTGTCATCGAGCACATCAAGCAGCTCACGACCTATTCGGCCTCGGAGGTCGACGCGGCCGTTGTGTCATCCTTCGTCACGGCGGTGATCGAGACGCCTGCTGGCGAGGACGGCGAGCCTATTCTCGGCGAGACCGATCCTTCGTTGGCGGCCAACGAAGTGAAGCTCGGCCCGGGAGCGGTCATCAGCCTTGCTGACGGCGAGAAGCTGACATCGTTCAATCCGTCTCGGCCAAATGTGAACTTCGATGCGTTCGTCAAGCCGTTCTGCCGCGAGATCGGCGTGGCGCTGGATCTGCCGGTCGAGATGCTCCTGAAGTCGTTCACGGCGTCTTATTCGGCATCGCGCGCCGCGTTGGAAATGGCCTGGATGTCGTGGCGGCGCCGGCGCAGCGTGTTCGCGGGCCGCCTGCCGCAGCCGGTGTACGAATGGATGATGGAGGAAGCGGTTGCGTCGGGCCGGCTCGTTCGTCCCGGCTTCTTCTCCGATCCCGTCATTCGCGCAGCCTGGTGCGGCGCGCTGTGGATCGGACCGCAACGGCAGAGCCTAAATCCGTATCAGGAGGCGCAGGCCGACGCGCTCGACATTCAAACCGGCGCCAAGACCATCGAGCAAGTCTGCATGGAGCGTACCGGGGGCGACTTCGAGAAGAAGAACGAGCAGCGCGCCAAGGAGCAGGCGGCGCGGCAGAAGGCTGGCCTCGGCGTACAGCCCACCGCCCAGACCGGCGCCAGCGATGGTGGAGACGCTGGCCCGCAACGCAACGACGAAGATCGCTCCGACGATGAGGGCGGCGATCGCGAAGACAACGCCGGCAGCACGACCGGCGGCAAGGATGGGAGCGGCGAACGATGAGCCTGCCACGCATCGCGACGCGCGTGTTCGACACGCCGCTTATGATTGCAGAGTCGAAAGCGATCGCAATTCTCGCAGGCCTCGGCGGCCGCATTCTTGATGGCGGTGTCGTACTGCCATCTGGTGTGACCGCGACGGATCACGTCGCTTTCCAGAACGGCCGGCCATCTGCCGGCGTGGTCGGTGACAAGCTTGGCAGATTCATGCAGTCGCGCGGCCGCGACGTGCTGGACCGCATCGGCAATGTCGCGGTGATTCCGATCGAAGGCACGCTCGTGCACAAGGGTGCTTTTGTCGGTTCGGCATCCGGCGAGACGTCCTATGAAGGGTTGCGCACACAGGTCGCCGCCGCACGCGCATCGAGTTCCGTTGCTGCGGTTGCCTACGAGGTCGACAGTTTCGGCGGCGAAGTGGCAGGTGTGTTCGAGCTCGCGGATGAAATGGCGCAGCTCTCGCGCGAGAAGCCGACGATCGCGATCTTGACTGACTTCGCACTGTCGGCCGGCTATCTGCTGGCGTCGACGGCGCGGCAGGTAATCATGCCACAGTTCGGCCGCGCTGGGTCGATCGGCGTGATCCGGATGCATGTCGACATGAGCCGCAAGCTCGAAAACGAAGGCATGCGCGTGACGCTGATTACAGCCGGCAAGCACAAGGCCGATGGCAATCCGGTGCAGCCTCTGCCGGCCGATGTCGCCGACACATGGCGTGCCGAGGTCGAGGCGACCCGGCAGGTGTTTGCGGCCAAAGTCGGAGAGTATCGGGGCGCCAAGCGCTTCAGCGCGGCTGATGCGCTCGCAACCGAGGCTTCGGATTACGGCCCGGCGGACGCGGTGCGGCTCGGCCTCGTGGACGCTGCCGGCAACAGCCAGGACGCCTTCAACGCCTTCGTCGGTCTCATCAACAACAAGAGAGGGTAACCCGCATGTCGGGCTTGAGCATGCTCGCGGCCGTGCACGCCGCAGCGAATACCGACGTTCTGGCGGCGCCCGCCGTCATCACCAGCCAGCAACAGGAGGATATCCACATGGCTGATCCTGCGACCCCGGCGGCGCCTCAGGCGGCCGGCTCCATTACGACCGCGGTCCAGCTCGCCGCGGCCTATCCCGATCTGTGCGGCCAGATCCGCGTCGAGGGTGCGGCTGCCGAGCGAGATCGCATCGCCGGCATCGAGGCCCAGGCGTTGCCCGGTCACGAGAAGCTGATCGCATCGATGAAGCTCGATCCAGCGGTGACGCCGGATCAGGCCGCCAGCCGTGTGCTTGGAGCGGAGCGCCAGCTGCGCGCTGGGCATCTGCAGGGCGTCGTCGATGTCGAGCACGTCACGCGAATCGTTTCGGCGGCGCCGATCGGGTCGGATAAGCCAGCGGCTGCGGCGCCGAAGCCGTCGGCGCAACAGCTCGCTACGCGGGCCCAGGCTTACCAGGCCGAGCAGAGTAAGATCGGCAACAAGATCTCGGTGTCGCAGGCCGTCATCCACATCGAGCAGCTCGGCTGACAGCCAAGCTCCCGGAAACCAGGCCGCGAAGTCGGCGGCCGATCATCGTCACGAACAGGAGACACCCATGGCGAATAATGGCCTGACGAAAAGCCACACGGCGGAAGCGGCGATTTCCGCGAATCGCTTCGTGAAACCCGGCGCGGCCGATTATGGCGTTGTCACCGCGGCGGCCGCGACAGACAAGATTATCGGCATCACGACGGAGATCGACGCGGCCACCGGAGAGCGCACCGATGTCGTGCTGGAAGGCATCGCCGATTTGAAGCTCGGCGGCACGGTCGCGCGCGGCGACATGCTGACCTCGGACGCGACCGGGCAGGGCATTACCGCGACGCCGGCCGCCGGGGCCAACGTTCGCATCGGCGCGATGGCGATGATCTCCGGCGTGATCGGAGACGTCATCCCGGCCAAGATCGTGCAGAGCACTCTGCAGGGCTGATCTTCCGCGAGACATCTGAGCAGCGATGCGCCGCCGGCCGAGCACGCCGGCGGCGTTTTCATTTGTACAGGGTAGAGGGTGGCGCGCCGCGCCGCTGCTCGGATAATTCGAAACAAAGGGATTGTTAAATGGCCTCAGCGCCCTTCGTCGTCCAGCAGCGCCTCACGGCGATCACGCTGGCCTACCGCAACCAGGACTTCATCTCCGACCTTGTTCTTCCGCGCATCAACGTCGACGCGTCAGCCTTCAAGTGGTCAAAATATACGTTCGCGGACGGGTTCACGATTCCGGATACCCGGGTGGGCCGCAAGTCGGCGCCGAACCAAATCGACTGGAGCGCGACCGAGCAGACCGATTCGGTGGTCGACTACGGGCTCGACGATACGATTCCGAATGCGGACATCGATAACGCCAAGGCAGCGCAGGCTGTGCAGGGCACCACGGGAGTCGACCCGGAAGCGCGTTCGACCGAGCTGCTCTCGGACCTTGTTCTTCTCGACCGCGAGAACCGTGTTGCACAGACAATGTTCAATCTGAACACCTATCCCGCGGCGCAACGGACGACGCTGGCCGGTACGGCACAATGGTCTGATACCGCGAACTCCGATCCGCTCGGCGCCATTGTCGACGCGCTCGACAATTGCATCATCCGCCCGAACGTCGGCGTATTCGGCCAGCAAACCTGGTCGAAGCTGCGGCGCCATCCGAAGGTGACAGCGGCGGTTTATCCGACAGGCGGCAATGCGACCGGTGGTGGCTCGATGGTATCGCGCCAGGCGCTGGCCGATCTGCTCGAGCTCGACGAGATCGTCGTCGGCAAGTCCTGGTACAACTCCGCCAAGCCGG